CTTACCGAGCTTTTATTGAGCGGATGGTAAACGAAGTCATCGAGCCCGCACTTGGTGACCATCGAGGCGATTTGTGGCTCATGGGCACCCCTGGGCGAACGGCAGCCGGTTTCTTTTACGATGCCAGCATAAATGCGCCGGGATTTGAGAAGTTCTCGGTGCATAAGTGGACCGTTGCCGACAATCCGTACTTTTTAGACCCTGAAGAGTGGCTTCAGGAGCTTCGAGAGCGCAACGGATGGAGCGAAGACCATCCGACATACCGCCGAGAGTACCTTGGAGAGTGGTGCAAAGACGACGATGCGCTTGTTTACAAGTTTACGTCTGAAGGAAACATCGTTCATGACCTTCCTGACCCAGTGAATGAGTATTCATATGTGCTGGCGATGGATTTCGGGATTGTGGACCCTACGGCCTTTGTTGTATTGGCGTATCACCCGCATGACCCGTGTGTTTACATTGTGGAGTCGTACAAAAGACCTGATTTGGGGCCAACTGACGTGGCAGAGCACATTCGGCTGCTGCAAGACCGCTATTCGAGGCTAACCGATGCTGACCCTGAGCGCGTTTTTGAGACAATTGTTGGTGACACGGGCGGAATGGGTAAGGCGTATGCCAAAGAACTGCAATCGAGACACTCGATATTCGTCAAACCAGCCGAAAAACGCGAAAAGTTAGCCTATATCGACCACATGAACGGCGATTTGATTGCAGGACGCATCAAAGTCGTGCAAAAAAGTAACGAGGAGCTGGTAAGAGAGTGGCAAACGCTCCCGTGGCTGACGCGAGATGGCCGCAAGCAGGAAAAGTACGACGAAAGGAAGTATGATGACCACCTGGCTGATGCTTGCCTTTATGGCTGGCGTGATTGTCGTGCATATTCTGCCACGGCTAAAGTAGACAAACCGCAGCCTGGCTCTCCAGAGTTTCTGGAAAAATGGGCTGAAGAAGAAGAGCAGAGAGAAGACAAAGAGGCTTACATGCGGAGTCAGGTTCCCTGGTGGGAAGAGGGCGATGATGAATATGGGTCTGAGCAGCACGAGGAGTGGTTATGAGCGCGTATCACGCAGATATGGTCAAGTTTCTTACGAAGCTCAACGAGCTTGGCGTTTCGCACGTCAAAATCGAAGGAGAAACGTGCCTAGAAGTGACTTTCGGTCACCAGAGTGGCGTTCAAGTGGTCCCGCATACCACTGTCGCTACAGATTCCCAGGTTATCACCGACCTCATAACCGGAACGCGAACCGCGAAGGAAATGCTCGAAGAGGGTGAGATTACACCCCGCCAGCGCATTGAGTTGGAAATGGCTGTCCAAGAACAAGTGGACCATGACCACTACCGGAGTGCTTGATGGAAACGATTTACGCAAATATGCAAAGTGACATGCGCTGGTGGCGCGAAGATGACCCGTTTGAGGCCATTTGGTCGGCTATTACCACGGTAATCAGCGAAGACAACGAGCGTCGCAGCCAAATCATCCACTATTTGCGTTTGTATGGACATCGGGAACTGATGACGCTTCTGACCAACAATCACATGCCTGTCTCCAGCTATTTTGGAGAGCGAAACTACCTTCGCTACAACGTGGTCAAGTCAGTCATTGATACTGTGTCCAGTCGGATTGGCAAAAACAGGCCAAAGGCAGCCTTTTTGACCAGTGGCGGCGACTTTACCCAGCAGCGAACTGCTCTAAAGCTCGAAAAGTACGTTGAGGGCTCGTTTTACGAGACTCAAATCTACGACACAGGCTCTATGTGCTTCCGTGATGCCTGCATTATGGGGCCGGGCATCATCAAGTTTTACGAAAAGCAGACCAAAGAAGGCGGCTGGAAGGTTTGGAACGAGCGCGTTTTCCCGTGGGAGCTTTTGGTTGACTACGCAGATGGGCGCGATGGCAAGCCTACGCAGATGTTCCATGTGAAACATGTCGACAATCATGTGCTGTACGAGATGTTCGCAAACACTGATGAGTGGAAAAACCGCAAGCAGGAGCTAAAAGACCTCATCGAAGAGGCTCAGCGTGGCGATTGGGAAGGCGTTGAGACCGACAGTTTGGTAGACCAGAAGCTCTGCGTTGAGAGCTGGCACTTGCCCAGTGGGCCGGGAGCTAAAGACGGCAAGCACGTCATCTCTCTCAGCAGTTGCACACTTTTCGAGGAAGAGTGGGATGAGGACTGGTTCCCGTTTGCCGTTTATCAATGGAACCGGCCAACCGTTGGCTATTGGGGCACCGGAATAGCCAAGGATATCAACGGGATACAGATTGAGATCAACCGCTTGTTGGACAAAATCCAAAAGGCGTTTCACCTGTTTGCCAACCCTTATGTTGCTGTGCAGGTGGGCTCAAAGGTTCTCAAGAGCCACATTACCAATGGCGTAGGACGGATTCTGGAGTACCAGGGTGCTCCGCCTACAGTTGTGACGCACCAGCCGATTCACCCACAGATTATCAACTACCTTCAGCAGCTAAAGATGGACGCACTGCGTCAAACCGGCGTGAGTGAGATGGCAGCGCAGGGAAAGAAGCCTGCTGACCTGGAGAGTGGCGCGGCGCTGCGTGAGTACAACGAGATTGAGGACACTCGCCATGCGGGTCCGGCTCAGCAGTACGAGCGGTTTTACATGGATGCGGCTAAGATTATTGTCCGCATGAGCCAGCGCATGCACAAGCACGGCAAGACCCCTTCGGTCATGGCCCATCACAAGCGCCGCAGCAAGAAGTGGGTAGACGAGCTAAAGTGGTCAGACATCAACATCGACGAGTCTGGCTACGTCATGCAAGTGTTCCCGACGAGCCTTTTGCCAAGCACTCCGGCTGGCCGGACAGCGACCGTTCAGGAGTGGCTCCGCAGTGGGCTGGTGGACAAGGTTACGGCGATGCACCTTCTGGAGCTTCCTGACCTGGAGCAAGTGCAGACGCTTGAGGTTGCGAGCTACAATATTGTTCTCGACCAGATGGAAATGATCTTGGAGGATGGCGAGTTTGTGCATCCTGAGCCGTACCAGGACCTTCTGTTAGCGATGAAGCTGTCTCAAACGACGTATCTACAGGCCAAGATGGACAAGGCTCCTGGAGACCGTCTGGAGATGATTCGCAGATACATCGAGGCGTGCAAGCGATTGCTCGACAAGATGAAGATGCAAGAGCAGAACCCGCAGGTTCCGCAGAATAGCCCTGTGGCCCAGGCCCAGGATATGCCTTTGCCGGGAGCTGGGGCTCCTCCGGGCATTGAGCAAGCAGCAATGTTAGCAATGGCCCAAGGAGCAGGACCGCAATGAGTGAACAGCAGCAAGCACAACAACAAGCCGCGCCCGATGAAGCAAGTCAGCTATCTGATGACCAGTTGATTTCCGGGGCCGCGTTGGTGGAGGAAGCCACTAACGACTTTATGAACACCACCTTTCAGATGGGTGGCGATGAAAAAGTGCCCATTCCTGAGCAGGCGAAGGAGGAGGACAAGCAGACGTTTGATCCCGAGCCTAGCGATAAAGTAGAGTTATCTCCAGATGTTATAGAACTTGAGCGACGCGAAGCTGAGCTGCGTCAACGCGAAAGGGATATGCAAGACATGATGGAGCGGATGGAGGAGATGCAAGAAAAGCCTCCTGGATTCCGAGAAAACCCATGGGAGGCATTTGCCCGCTGGTCGCAAGAGAACGGGTTTGACCCGTCTCAGGCGTACGAGCGACTGACCGCTAATCTTCTCGACGAAGACAAAGAACTTGTCGAGCAAGAGCAGCGTGAGGGACGATGGGAAAAAGCAGAAGGCCGCATCAAGGAACTGGAAGAGCAGCTACAGAGCCAGTCCTATGAGCAAGAGGAGCAGCAGCTTTGGCTGGGCCTTGAGCAGCGGTTGGACGAAATGAAGGAACAATGGCCGATTGCTGCCGCCCGTGGCGTGCAAGCGGTAGGGGATGTGTTCTACACAATCCTCGACCATTACGAAGATACTGGCGAAGTGCTTGATGCAGGAGAGCTTTTCGAGCAGTATAACAATGGGCTCCAACAGCAGTTACAGGAGCTTGCGGGAAATAACGCGGTGCGTCAGTTACTTGGCCTTGCCGCGCAGCAGCAAAATACGCCGAACGTTGCGGCCCGAGAAGTTGTCCAGGGTACACCAACTCTAACTAACCAATCTGCTGGAGGTCGGTCATTTAGGACCGATCAAGATGAGCTTCCCGATAACGAGGAGCTTATCAGAATGGCCTCAGAGGCTTTTCTTTCTGGCAACTGACAACTTCAAAGGTAAAAACAAATGACAACCGGAGCTATTTCCACAACCAGCTTTGCTGCTGCAATGAAGAAAATCTACCCTCAGAAGCGGGTGGAACTCATCTTTTACAAGCATCACCCTCTCATGGCCAAGATGGCCAAGGCCGAGGATTTCTACGGATTTGACCAAGGTGGCACCATGGCCATCGCCGTTCAGTCTGGCGCACCTTCAGGTGGACGAAGCGCCACGTTTGGGAATGCCCAAGCGAACATTAGCGCAGGTAACGACGAGCGATTCAACATCTCTCGTAAGACCGACTATCAGCTTTGGAAGCTGAACAACGAGGTCATCGAGGCTTCGTCTCGTGACGTTGGTGCCATCATGCGCGTTCTTCAGAACAAGGGTGATGCCGCTCTCTTGAACCTTTCCCGCAACCTTGCTGCCATGCTTTACGGCAACGGCGGTGGTGCGCGAGGACGAGGAAACAATGCGGCTCCAGTTGGGACCACCATCGTTCTGGCAAACCCAGGCGACATTGTGTTCTTTGAGCGTGACATGGTTTTGGTTGCGTCCGACGTTGACGGAAGTGGAACTAACGGTGTCATTCGAGGCCCCGGTGGCGGTGCTGCGGCTGACACTGCACTTGTTACTGGTGTCGATCGTTCTGCTGGATCATTTACGGTCAACGCCATTCCGGCAAGCTGGGGTAACCAAGATTACTACTTCCAGCAGGGTGACGTGTCCGGTTTGACAACTGGCGCTCCCGGTCTTCCCGCTGCGGTTACAGGAAATGTTGTTACCGGTCTAGCCGGGTGGATTCCGACAGCCGCTCCTGTTGCCGGAGTTGACAACTTCTTTGGTCTTGACCGAGGAGTAGACCCCACTCGTCTTGCGGGTAGCCGTTTCAACGGAATTGGACTTCCCATCGAAGAGTCGCTCAAGCGCATCTCGACGCTCATCGTTCGTAACGGTGGACGTCCAGACACTGTGTTCCTCAACCCAATCGACTACGAGCGTCTTGAGCTTTCCCTTGAAGGCCGCGCACGCTTTGAGACGATGACGACGCAGGTTGGCGGAAAGCGCTCCGCTACGGTTGGCTTCGATTCGATGGTCATCACCACCACCGCTGGTAAGGCAAACGTCTTTGCTGACGTGAACTGCCCGCAGGGCAGTGGGTACATGCTTCAGATGGACACCTGGAAGTTCCACCATCTGAAGGGCTGCCCGCACATGATCACTCAGGGCGCAGGCGCAGGCGGTGGCCGCATGGTCAACGACAACGATCAGGTGGAGTTCCGCTCCGTCTATCGCGGAAACCTTGCTTGCACCGCTCCCGGCTACAACGGCGTGGTACAGCTCTAATGACTACGATTTATCAAGACGGCCTTGTACCGGGGAACATGCAAGTGTCTCTCGGTGGCCAAATCGTAAACAGCGGCACAGTTGGTGATGTTGACTCTATTGTTGGAGTTGGCTTTACGGCTGTGAAGGTTGGCGGAGCAGGCACCGGGGCGTATCAAATCACCCTTAGCGACGTATACCCACAAGTGTGGGCGGTAACAGCAACCGCGCAATCGACCACAACTGACCTAACGGTGGTTGTAGGAGCGATTACTGCACCCTCGTCAGCAGCAAACAACAAGATTGCCTTTGCGGTCGTAGACAGCTCAACCGGAGCCGCCCACGACCTGTTGAACGAGAGCTTGCATTTCCACCTCACACTGGTGCGAAGCAACGCGCAATAACAACGGTAACCCTGGCCCCCTTCGGGGGGCTGGGGCCTTCCTAAAGGTGGATTGATGGCTCGGACAGTTACACTCGCAGAGTTGAGAGACATGGTCAGGCGTCGTGCGGACATCGTAAACGACCCCTTTCACCCCGACTCTGAGATAGACGACTACATCAACGAGGGCATTGCCGAGCTTTACGGCAAGCTGGTGCTCGCCAAAGGCGACGAGTACTTTGCTCACTCGGTAGCAGCCACCACCGTCTCAGGCACGAACAGCATCGCTTTGCCTGCGACCTTCTTCAAGATTCTTGGCGTTCGATGGCAGTACACGCCGCAGCGCAAAATCAAGCTCATCCGCATGGACTTTCAAAAGTTCCTGGGCTTGGACAATAACGTTGTTAGCGGATGGAACGATTGGTCAGACGTTTACTACATGACCCAACAACAGAACGTGGTGTTCTGGCCAACCCCCAAGGGAGCGCACAATGTTGTCATCTGGTACATACCTGCTGCGGCAAAGCTCACCGCTCCAGCCGACACCTTTGACGGTGTAAACGGCTGGGAAAAGTACGTCGTTCTTCATGCCGTACGAATGGTGAAGCTCAAAAGAGAAGAGTCCACCGGAGTCACAGACACCGCGCTTGCTGACATTGAGCAGAAAATCAACTCGCTCAGCGGCAACCGAGACGACGGCCAGCCATCGCACGTCATTGATGTAGACCCAATCAACGTTTATGCGGACGGGTACAACTGGTGGTAGAGGCTGCAAAGGGAAGAGCGCTCCGCAAGGACATCTACAGCACCGGCAACGACACTGCCGACCGGGCGCTGGCCGATGTGCAGCAGCAGGTGGACTCCAAGTTCCGCTCGCAGCAGTCCTCTCCCTTTGCTACCGGTCGCATTATCCCAGGCATTTCGCTAACCACCGGCACTGCGAATAAAGTTTCGCACAAGCTGGGTCGCAAGTACGTCTCCTGGTCAGTAGTGCGTAAAAGCGCAAACGCAGACGTGTGGGAGGACAGCTACTCCTCGCCGCCAAATCCTAACAAGTTCATCGTTCTTCAATGTTCAGCCGACGTAAAGGTTGACCTCTTGGTGGGGTAATGGCGCTAAAGAAACAAAAAGTAGGTGTCACTTTTGCCAAAGGCGTTGACGAAAAGACTGCCACAAAGCTGGTTGTTCCTGGGTCAATGGTCACCATGGAGAACGGCATCTACAATAAGGTAGGCGAAGTCAGCAAGCGCAACGGATACGACGACCTAAACGTGGACGTAGACCGAGCTTGGCCCTCTTCGTACACTGCCGCCGCTCCCTTCGAGGGACCGATTACAACAGGCGAGTCAGCGGGAGTGCTAGAAGACGAGCTGCTTCTGTTTGATGGCAACTACGTCATGAGCCGCTCCACCGTAGACGGTAACTGGACGTACAAAGACCAAGCAACTCCCGTTATTACCAGGGCATCTCGACTTGGATGGGGCTCGACCACCGAGCTTGGCTCTGCGTTTGTGCCGCCCTTTGTTCGCGACACGGGCAACCAGGACGGCGTTCAAATGATCGTCCACAACAACTTCAAAGTGTACGTGTGGGACGGCGGAACGTATTCCGTTGTTGACGCAGTCACCGGGGACCGGCTCGTCACCACCGAAATAATGAACACCGGTTTGGGTCAAGTTGTTTCGTGGCGTCTTGTGGCTATGGGCCAGTACATATTCCTGCTCCGCGCAAGCCAGACGGGGACCATCGAAGCGGCCCGGATGGAGGCCAACGCAGCGTTTGACGCAAGCAACCCTTGGCCCTCTACGTTTACGGTTGTGACCGACGCTCATCCCACCAACACGTACATTGATGCCGTAGAGATTGACGCTGCTGAAATATGCCTGGCTTACGTCAGGCTAAACAACCAGGCGGCCACCATTCGCACCATGCGACTCGACAACACGGCAACTATCCTTGCCTCTGTTGAAACCGTGGAAGACTGTAGTAGGTGCCTGTCGGTATTCAAAGACCCGGTTAGCTCTCGCATTGGCATCGCGTGGTGCAACACCCACACTCAGGTTGGGACTACGGTAACGCAGGATGTAAAGTTTATTCTGTGGGACGCTGCCCTGACCAACGTCCCGGCCAACTGGGCTGTGTATCAGCCTGGACCTTTTGGGATGCTTATCAACCGAGAAACCGGTGTTGACGTCGAAGGAACGGCGCTTCACATCTCGCTTGGCCAAGGCATTCAGGATGACTACTTGAGCATTATTTGGGATACGGCTACCGGCGTGACTCTACCGGCTAGCCCGTGGACGGCCCCGTACTTGCCGCCGAAAACGCATGTCAAAATACGACACGTATCGTCAACGATTATTACTAACCAGGCCAACTACGACATCAGCACCGCAGCCGCAATGGCTGACGGCATCGTACTCCAGACCTCTTTGGCTACGGGGCCAACAAACGGCGACAACTTTTTTACGACACCAATCATGTATGCCACGCTGGCGTCTCGTCAGTTCAAGAAGGGCAACTACATTTACTTTGCCGTAGTGCAGCCACATACGCCGGTGAATCGACCGCCCGCTCCAGGAGACGACGAGGTTCGCGATGCGCCCCCGATGACCTTGGACGGCAACACCGACACTTCGTATGGCTTCATGAGAATGGAACGGTGCGGAGTTGCCTACGCTGAAGAGCCTGCCCCGTACACTACGCAGGACCAGTCTGTTACGCAGTTTGGCAAGCAGGGTACATGCTCGGTAGTTGGCAAGTTCTCTGCGCGAATATCAGGCGGCACTCATCTACACGCTCAGGTCAGCCGGATTACCCAAGAGATAGGTCTGGACAAGTTCTTTTTCGGCGGCGCTGAGATTGCTCTTGTGCCCTCTGAGCCCGGAGAGAGGCCAACAGACGCCTTTGGTCAGGTTATTGTTGAGGACTCTGACCCCGCTACAATGGGCGCAGCTACAGATGCTATTCACATGGTTACTGAGTGCCTTGTTGACTTTAGTGACTTGCAAAACAGGTATGAGTCTAAGGCAAAAAGCCAGATACGGCTGACGACCGGCGGCGTTATTAGCTGCTACGACAAGACAGAGTTTATCGAAGACTCTTTTGTTTACCCGCCAGAGCTTTGGGAGCCAGCGGGTGCGGTCAGTAGCACAGCCGCAAGCTCCGTATCTCGAAAGTTTGTTGCTGTATTTGAGTGGTGGGACAACCGTGGCCAGCGACGGCAAAGCGCCCCAAGCGTCCCCTTTACCAACACCTGGAACCCCACGCCGGGTCTTCCTTCGACCACTTTGAGATGGAACGTGTACGGCTGGCTTCCCAAAGACACCAGGCTGGTTGTTTACGCAACTGAGTCTGGTACAGGAACGGCGACTGGAGATACTTATTACCGCATCCCCAGGCATAGTTTGACTGCGGCTGATGAAGATGGACTCCGGGCCTATATGTACCGGGGAAGCCCAGCTCTTCCTTCTGGGGCCACGCCTGGATTGGTTAGCCTTCCCAGCCAGTTCGCTTTTTACTCTACGTCTGGCGCTGGACTCACAGATGCTACTCTTCGAGTGCAAGAGGTGCTTTACACAGATGGTGGGGTTGTGGAAAACCGCGAGCCGCCATCTTCTACCTGCATCGAAGATTGGGACGGTCGAGTTTGGCTTGGGGGGTTAGAGCGCAACAACGAAGTGGCGTTTAGCAAATCCATCCGAAATAACGAGGCCGTCAACTTTGCTGACGAGTTCCGCATCGAGGTTGGCTCTCAGCTCAAGCGTGTGGTGGCGCTCCAGGCCATGGACGACAAGCTGGTCGTCTTCAAAGAGGACAGCATCTATGTCATCTACGGCGATGGTCCCAATGACTTGGGCCAGGGTGCGTCTTACCGAGCGCAGTTGGTCACAAGCGATCAAGGCTGTTCTGGTCCCAAAGGCGTTGTCCTTACGCCGACCGGCGTGATGTTCCACAATAGCACTGGAATATACCGGCTTAGCCGTGGCCTAAAGCTAGATTTTGTGGGAGCCCGCGTCGAGGACTCTACTCAAGGGGCAGTCGTTCATGGTGCGGAGCTTGTTCCCGACAAGACTCAGGCAAGGTTTATGATGTCAGGCGGCAACGCAGTTGTGTACGACTACCTGACCGACGCCTGGTACAAGTTCACCAATCACACATCCACTGCTGGTGGCTGCTGCGTAATGTGGAAGGGTAACTTCTCCTTCCTCAATGCTGGCGGCGCAATGAAAGTGCAGAACGCCCTGTTCTTGGACGATGCCGCCGCAGGAACTGGGACGTATATTCCAACTACATTGGAAACCGCGTGGATAAAGACTGCTGACGTAGAGGGTCTCCAGCGTGTGTACAAGCTGTTGATTATTGGCGATGCGGCAAGCGGTCATGACCTGACGGTGGAAGTTGGGTTTGACTACGACACTGCGTACACGGACAGTAAAACCTGGACGGCGGCAGAGATTGCGTCTTTGCCCAGGTATCAGTTGGAAATCCGACCGAGCAGGCAGAGATGTCAGGCGATTCGGCTTCGATTGTCGGATACGGGCACTCCGCCCGTCCAGAACAAAGGTTACGTGATGACCTACCTCATGCTAGAAGTAGGTATACAAGATGGTCTGTATAGGCGCTTTGCTGCGTCCGTTGGGAGGAAGTGATGATACCAGCTTATTTACCTGGTTTAGTCAGTGGTGGTTTGGGAATGTTAGGCAAGGCCATACAGGGTGCCCCTCCCTCGTATCAGGCTGACCCTGAGCTTCGCAAGCGGATGAAGGACCAGCGGCAGCGGTATGAGCAGATGGCTAAGGGCCGGGGTCCAAGTCTTGGTCGTCAAATGCTTCAGGAGGGTCTTGAGCGAGGCATGGGTCAGCAGCGTGCAATGGCTCAGAGCGCACGCGGTGGGGCGCTACAGCAAAGCCTAGCCCGTCGTCAAGCGCAAAATGTAGGCGCTCAAATGGCTGGTCAGGCTGGTCGTCAGGCTGCGATGCTGCGAGCGCAGGAGCAGCAGGCTGCAATGTCTGGGCTTGACCGCTCGCTTCAGCAGCAAGAGCGTCAGAATCAGTTAGATTTTGAGCGAAAGCGCGAAGCGTATGATGATATGAGCCAGTACATTGGCTCCTTCGGCCTTGGTGCTGATGAGATTATGTCAGGATTTCGCTGATGGCTAACGGTCCTACGCTCTCTCCCGAAAACCAGCGGGCAATCAACGCTTTACAGGCTGCGAGGCAGCGGTCTGGTGGTGGTCTCCCCGCTGGCGCTCCTCAAATCCGTGGCACAAGGCTCCCTGCTCCTCCTCCTCCTGTAGAGACGATTCCTGCTGTGTCTGGCAATGCGTTCATGCCAGCCGGGGCGCAGGCGGTTCTTCAGCAGATTGAGCAAGATGGTCAGCGTCAAATCCAAGAGCTAACCTCCATGGAGCAGGCTGCTCAGGCTGACATGGACAGGCAGATGGCGGAAGACCGAGAGCGCTATCGCCGCATGTACGATACTGAGATGGAGCAAGAGACTCGCTTTCTTACAGAGGAGCAGGCGCGAGAGCGTGACGAGCGGTATCGAAGGCGTGTTGATCGCTCTACTCCCGAAGGCGACCGTGGCGACCAAGAAATACTGCAAGCTCAACGTGAGAGGTTCCGCGAAGAGTTTGAGCCTCGCCACTCTGGTGGCCAGCTTGTTTCCACGGAGGTGCAAGACCCCCGCACTCGTGGCGAGCGGGCTAGCGCACTCCGTGCAGCAGCGGCTCGTAGGCGTGACCGAGAGGGTGTAACCGAAGAGGAGGAGGCCCGCGATTTAGGTTATGCTGGCGTAAGAGACTTTTTGCGCGGCGGCCCCGAGGACTTGGATTCGGTAATAAACCAAGCCCTGGGCGAAGCTCCTGCCAATGAGGAGATAGACGTTCTTACAGGCGACCTGTCCAGGGGGAGCGCGGGTAGAGCGCGGCTTGGTCAGCTTGACGCAGAGCGAGCGCGTGCAGCTCAGATTGCTCGACGAAGGCGCGGTCGCCAAGGTAGGGGGTCAAGGGATGCGGAGTCCGCTGCGCCGTCTGCTGCGCCGTCTTCTTCGCAAACCCCCACTCGCGGCGTTGGTCCCATGCGAGGTGAGTACGGTGAGGAAAGTAAAGACCCTGGTCCTATGCGCGATGGATACGTTGGTGCGCAGCGCACTCTTGATCGAAAGGAGCAGGAGCAAAGGAGTCGGCGAATTGCCGAGCAGAGACAGCGGGAAAGGTCGGCGAAAAACCCTGAGTCTAGTCGCGCCGCTGAGGCGCGGCATAGAAGAGTTGTGGAGCGCCTTGAGGAAAGACAAGCTCGTCGCAGGGAGATAGATGCGGCAAACGAGCGGCGTCGTCAACAAAGAAGAGATCGCATTCAGGGTCTAATCGGCTTTGGATCTGGAAGGTACATCTAACAAATGGTTGACTCAAACAATCAGTCTGGGGGCGGTCAGCCGCCCGCTCCAAGTCCCGGTCAGCAGCCGCAGAGCGCAGCCGCAATGGGCGTGTTTGCAAACGACCAAAGCCAGGCTGCTATGCCTGAGTCGCCTTCGCCCATGGCTCCTGTTGGCCCAGGTGTAACCTTTGGTCAGCCTGTCGTTAGGCGAGGAAGGTATCGCGCTGATAGAGTAGCCATCCCTGCGCGGACAGCTCAAAGATTTCAGGAGTTTTCCAACCAGGTCGGCCAGTCCGCTGAGCGAATAAACGAGCTAAGCGAGCAGCAGGCTCAGCACATGCAACGCGGCGTAGACGACCTGCGCGAGCGTCGAGCGGAGGCTGAAGCCGACCTCGATGAGCGCAGGCAGCGGATTGAGGGAGCCACGAGAGATTACCAGGCGGCAGTTCAGGATATTGACAACGTATCTGAGCTAAACCCAGGAAGAGTCTGGGCACGCATGGACACTCCTACGCAAATCATGGCGTCCCTAGCTCTCGCCGGACAAGGGTTTGCAAACATCATGATGTCGACTCGACGGGGTGGCCCTCCTGATAGGGTGGGCTCGGCCAGACAAAGGCTTGACTCGATTATTGCCAGAGATTTACAGCTTCAACGAGACGAGTACAACCGCGCTCGACACCGAGCTGCGGCACGCCGAGACATTTACGGCATGATGCGTGAACGCTTTCAGGACGAGACGACCGCGCACAACATGGCCGAATCCGCTGCGTACCGACTTGTCCAGCGACAAGCGCAAGTGTTTGGCAACCAAATCCAGAACGAGCGCACCCGCATTCAGTTGGGGCAACTAGGAGCGCAAGCTGGCCAAGCGGCAGACCAGGCTCTTCAGCGAGCACTGCAAGCTCGTGACCGCGAGAGAGCGCGAGCGCGAGGCGGTCGCCGAGTTCCAATGATTACGACAATGCCAGACGGCACTCGCATTACCACCATGCTTAGCCAGCGTGACTTCAACCGACACATGCTCAACCAGCACAATGAGAGCATGGAGTCAGCCCGCACTCTGCAAAGAACACTGGCTCAGGCACAGGCAAGCGGTGACCCCCAAGCTCAACGCGCAGCCTACTCAGCCATAAACCGCTTCGGCTCTTCTCTTATTCCTGCACTAAACAACGTTCAGCGGACGCAAGAGTCCTTCGGCGCACTGATTCGCCAGGCGACCGAAGACTATCGACGAGAGCACGGGCGGTTGCCAGACGGAATCGAAGACCTGGAGGTGGCCGGTGCCAACCCAATGCGCGCCCTTCTTGGCTCAGGAAGGCTCCGAGACTTTATGATGGGATACCTTGAGGGCAACCCTGCGGGTGAACGGTTCCGGCAGCAGCTTGGACAAGATTTGTTCAACGCTATCAAGCAGCAATCCGGCGCTCAGTTTACCGATAGGGAGTTCGAGCGACGCCTGCAAATCGCCCTCGGCTCGATGCAAACGCCAGAGCAAATCCTTACGGGCATTCAAATCCTGGGAGAAATGGCATCTGGCGGAGCGCAGACCATTCGCGGACTTAGCCCTGCTGCCTACAGCCGTTTCCTAAGAAACAACAATATTACCGGAGACCCTCTTCGAGACGTGCAAAGCAACCAGCGTTCGCTAAACTCCTTGCTGGGCGGAAGCTATAGCACCAACACTGCGGGTAACGTTGTGGGCCTCCTCGATGACCTTGGCGTGTTTGAGGATGGCTCGAACACTAGAAGCGCACTTTACGGGGCACTGAACAACACAGAGCAAACTCTAGGTAGCGCTTACGGCGGCGTTGAGATAGGCGACTGATGAGCGACAACACTGTTGTAATGCTGACGAGAGAAGGGCAGCGGGTAAATGTTCCCGCCGCCGAAGCACGCTCGCGCTACAACAGTGGTCAGTTTGGCTTCCCCCGTGACGAGCCGATTGCGGTATACGATCAGTTTGTCCGGCGGCAGCGCATGGTGAGCCCCGAAGAGATAGGTCAGGTCATCAACGATCGCGTTGACCTATTGCCCACCCTGGAAGCTGGTGCCGTTAGAGACCGCGAGGCCCAGAGAGCGGCAGAGGCAGAGCAGCGTCGCCAGATGGAGCAAGAGTACGGCGATGTCGGCAGCATGATTGGAACCGCTGCGGAGAACCTTGTCGGCGGTGCAACCTTTGGCCTTTCGCATGGACTTACGGATGCCATGTCAAACATCCCTGGGCTTGAGTCTTTGTCCCGCGAAGACCGCATGCGAAGAGCTGAGATCAACCCAGCGCTAGCAACCGGCGCGGACATCACAGGCGCTATAGCCCCTTCCATCGCTGCCATCGCTGCCACAGGAGGAGCAGCCGCCCCAGCAGTTGGAGCAGGAGTGGCGGGGG